GGATGAAACGAATAACACACCAGATACAATAGATAGAAATATCTTAGCTGGACAATTATTCTTACAACCTACAAGAACTGCTGAGTTTATTGTATTAGACTTTACAGTACAACCTACTGGTGCTTCTTTTCCAGAGTAATAGTTAGTAAAAATAACTAAATTAAAGGGATTTATTTAATTATAAATCCCTTTTTTTTATATTTTTTAATATTTATATATGAAAGTAAAGGTTTAAGTATTTAATAGGAGAAATTCAATGGCTGAATTATTAGAACCACAAGATATAATGTTTACCCCCTTTGAGCCAAAGCTCAAAAATAGATTTATTATGCAAATCGATGGTATTAATGCTTATTTAATTAAGTCAATGAACAGACCATCAATTGAATCAGATGAAGTAATCTTAGAACATATGAATGTAACAAGATATGTTAAAGGTAAGTCGAGATGGCAACCTTTAGAAATTATGTTATATGATCCAATTGTTCCATCAGCTGCTCAACAAGTGATTGAGTGGATTAGATTACACCACGAATCAGTAACTGGTAGAGATGGATATTCTGATTTTTACAAGAAAAATATAACTTTTAATCTTTTAGATCCTGTTGGAGCTGTTGTTGAGGAATGGGAACTAAAAGGTGCGTTTATTCAATCTGCTAATTTTGGTGATATGGCATTTGACTCATCAGACCCAGTTGAAATATCATTAACATTAAGATATGATTACGCAATACTTAAATTCTAATAAATACTTGAACTAATATATGAAAAAGCCCTTGAAATAAAATCAAGGGTTTTTTTATTTTATATATATTTATATATGGAGATGTTATTATGAAAACAACATTTGACGAAATAATAGAAATAG